AATACCTAAACTGTAAAAATACCAGTCCGGCGCTTTGGAAAGCTGCTCGAACCCACGGTCAACCCAGCCTTCAGCGCCTGGAATAAACGCTAAAATCAACGGAATAGACAGGACAATTACGAACCATTCGTCTTTCCAGCTTGATTTAGCACCCTCTGCCATAATGCGCTCCCAGTCGGCAACGCTTGTCTCTTTTGACAACAGTATCTGCGCTTTCGCCTTCGCCTCTGTAAGTTTCAACTCCGCAGCGGCGGCATTATTAGCGGCTTTACCTTGCAGCCATGATCCAGCAAGATTGGCTATTGGCCCTAATGCGGCTGTAAAAATGCTCATTTCTCAGACCCCAACCATACAGCTATTGTACCCGTCATCGCACCACTAACAACGCTAATCATGGCGCTTTGTTGTGTGCTTAAATCATCAAGACTCATTCCCCAGTTAATTACTTTGATGTACATAACCGTCATAACCAACATCATAATGCGTGGCATAAGCCGATATTGCAGTATCTTCTCAAAGGTGTTCGCCATGTCAAACCTCTATGTTTAACTTCGTTCCCTGCGGTCTATCCGCATTAGTCTTGCGGCCAAACCTATCATAACTTTCCTGTAAGTCCAATCTTTGCTTCTGGAGCCCCTCTAAGTGGCTGTGATTAGCCCTGTGCTCTTTTTCCACCCTCTGCTCCGCCAGATGCGTTTCTATGCGCTCACGCGACCTCGTTTGGGCGTGTATGTCGCTGCCCACATTAAACGGCGCGTTGCCTACTCCTGAAACACCATCGGACATCAAATACGCCCCTGCTTCGCTAGAATAATAACCACCGTAATGCCAATCATAATAGAAACAATTATTGTAGAGCCCCCATAGATAACAACGCGCTCAACCAGCTTCGCTTTGCGTTTCCTCTCTGCTTCTATCTTTGCCTTACGATCTTTTCTAGCTTGGACTCGTATAGCTTGCAATTCACCCCAAGCAGAGAATCCGCGTGTAGCTATTACAATCTGCCTTAGTTCCTCCTCCGCGTCTTTGGCGCGTTGTAAATTAACAAAGGTTTCCATAGAATTTTCGTCAGAGGGTGAAAAAACACTGTTCTTCTTTTTCTCATGAGCGGCCCGCAAATCATCCACCCCATCGAAGAACTCTCCGATCTGCTTGGTGACGTTTACAATCTCCTTGCCCGCAGACACTGCCGACTTCACCGCCGCGAACGCTGTAAATGGATCCATCATGTTACACGAAAGCTCCTCGGACAATAATAGTCGGGGCTAACGCGATACACGCGTTTAGGATACTCGTTATTACACTGGTAATGACACGCTTTATAGAACCAACTACCGTATCCGTTCACAAAAACGTGCCCGTATCCAACGAATACAAGCACACACAACACTAGAACTCTCCGACAAACCTCTGAGGTCGGGCTATCGGACTGAACCGTTTATTAACCGTGCCGCCAGAGGAATACTTCTTTTTCCCAGCATTGCTTAACGCAATGGCAACCGCTTGCTTGCGTGGCTTGCCTGCATCCATCTCAGTACGGATGTTGTCGCTAATTACTTTCTGTGAGCTTCCAGATTTAAGAGGCATGTTACCTAATTAGCGGCCCAAGACCACCAATCCCCTGAATTAAGTCTAAGGAACCCAAATCCTCTGATTCACCTAAAAAGGGGCCTGAACCTGGTATCCCAAGCAGCGAAGGATCTGGCTCTTGAATGATCCCACCTGGACTGATTGGATAGGGCATTAGACCTCCACCACCAAACGTAGCTCCTGGCAACATTCGCTCCGTTAGGCGTTCAACACGCTGCATATACTTCTCAACCTTGCGAGGGTTGTACTGCTCTTTAAGCTGTTGAACATGTGGCTGTAGCAAAGACCCGATACCTCCGCTTCCACCACCGCCAAAGAGGACGGGGAAGGATGGCCCCACAGAGTAACCGCCCTCTAAGGACCCACCATATCCTGGAAGTGGTCTACTTGTCATACTAACCTCGCATCATCTTCTGTCGCTGCACCTCAATACGATCTTGATTAGTATCGTCCCGCTGGGCCGCGATATCTTCTATGCTTTCAATACGAGCCGCGTCCGTCGCCGCACGTTGTTGCATCTTGTTCATTTCTAGCTGAATCTGAGCCGCATCGTCAATCGACTTACGCTGCAAATCTTGCTGCTTTACTCCAAGCTCCTGCATACGAATCTGTACCAACGGATCCTGCATAGGGTCCTCTCCCTGCGGAGTAATCTTCGGCATCAAGTCGTTCATCAACTGCATTTCCTGTAAAGCGACCATCTTTTCGATCTCCTCCGGATTCTGCATCTGCTGCTGTACTTCCATAATCTGCTGCTGGGCCGTTTGTGGGTCAACCGCACCGGACTGAGCCATCAACTGCACTTGAGATATCAAACCCTGAACCTGTGTCATAACCATCTCACGAGCCTTCTTGGAAATATGCTCCTGAAGGTGCCCCATTAAAATCCCCATAACCTGCGGTGAAGTCATAACAATAGGCGTCTTCATAAACATAACGTGAAGTTCGATATGTGCGTCGTGGTCCTGACCATCAAACGCCATTAACAACTCACCCGTTAACGCACGAGCGTTTTCAATCAATGGATCAAGTGGCTGCGGCTGCGGAGGTGGTGGCAAAATCTCGTCAATGTTCTGAACCTCCAAAGCCTGATACATGCGCCGAAACGCTGCGTGAAGGTTGTGTACCTGCGGATTGGACTGCGCCAACTGTAGCTGCGTTTGAGCAAGCGTAACCCGTTGCGCCATAGAAAAGATGTTCGGGTCACTCACTGGAATCACATCAACACGACCATCGAAGTCCGCCGCCATGACCGTGCGATCCCCACCCGCTACATCATATGGATACTCTTGGGGCAAGTTATCACGGAAAATCCTCGCTAAAACACGGAACTCGTTCTTCTGCGAATAGTGCAGGCGTTTGTGAATAGCTGACATAACCTTCATGCCACGCTCTAACAACGCTACAGTAGTCCCTACAGGGGCCTCCTGGTTCATGTTAGAGGTCTGCTGGTCTGCCAGTGACACAAAACGTCTTCCGTTCTCCACAAGCGTTCCTAGAAGCTGTCCTAGCGTTGCGGAAGGCTCCTTGTACGGCAGCGGAATAATGGCGTCCCGAATGTTACCACCAGGAGCGTCAATGTCCCGCCATTCTCCAGGTTGTAAGGGTTCGTCATCATTACGAACCCTTACGCCCCGAGCCTTGAACCCAGCTGGGAGGTTTGCCAAGGTTCCGGCGTCGATCAACTGGCGAAGAATACTGGTAGCTGCACGACCCAATCCACCAATCATGTGGATCAAACCAAAGCCATAGAACCCTAAACCAGGCATAAACTTGTAGTGAACAAAATACTGCTGCTTTTTAGCAAGATCCGCATTCTCTTCAAAATTACGTCGGATCGACAGGACTTTTCCCGAACCCTCGTCAATCGTCACAATATACGGCAGCGCAATACCCGTAGGTTCCCCGTCAGGAGACATGTCCTCAAACCCTTCAAGGTCTAAGGCAACATGCATCTCTAAAATCGTATAGACCTCGTCAGTGTACCCCTTCGAAGTACCCTGAATGCTGTTGATTTTTTGACGAACCTCGTCCTCTTCTTCGTCGTACTTGCTTACCTCAACGTCACGATAGAACCCTGCAATCTGCATCTTGCGAAGTTCATTCGCATCCATACGCAAAACATGAGTAACACGCGCCGCTGTGTGTAGATCAGACGCCGCATACGAAACAACCAAGTCTTGAGCAGGAACAAACTTAGAAACCGCTCGCTGCTTTGCTTCATCAAAGTAAATCTTCTTAAAACAAGAACCCGACAGCGGTAAATAAAACAAAAGCTGATCCATGTCCGGATCGAACTCTTCCATCACTTCCATAATCTGGTAGTTCATAAAGTCCTTGACCCGCGATGCCTGCTCCTCACGAGCCGCATCCTGCATACCAAGAACCTGAGTTTGAACAGGGCCACCCGCAGGAAGCAGTTCTTTATAAGCCTGCGCCTGAAACTGAGTAACACTCTCACTAATTAACGGGTGCGTGACCCCAGAAGCTCCTTCAAACGGTTGACTGCGCTCTTCATACTTAACTCCAAGCTGATCCAAACCCTTTGTGTAAGTCTCTTCCCACTCTGAACGAGATTCCATATCGTCTTCGTAAGACGCCCTAAGATCCGACGAAATTTCTCCAAGATAATCTTCACCCAAAAACTCCGCTAAGTTGTCGTTATGCGCAGGTTGAATCATCGACTCTTCCATCGCAATGATTTCTTCAAGACTTCGAACTACCGCCCCACCTTGACCGTCTTCAACAACTTCGGCCCCATTAGGAAACATCTCAATCTGTTCCTCAACCGGAACCTCAACAGACGCCTCATTCGGAATCATGTCCTCGGGACGAATCCCTGAATCTACAAGAGGTGGCAGTGCCATCAGTAATACTCCCGTTTACGACGATATTCGTCATGTTCTTCTTCTTCGCCAAGCAGAGAAACAAAACCGCCCTGCCTAAAACGCATCAGTGCTAACGTCATGCTATCACAAAAGTCGTCATGATCGCCATTAGGAAATGAAACTACTTCTTCGATAACTTCATCCGCAAACTTCTTGTCATTTGGGGCCCATACTACACCAGCTTCGAACAATGGCGCAACCATGTGCATTCTAGTGACCTTATCTCGCCCTTTTCCCGGCGAAAATCCTAACGCAGGAATACCCCGAAGCCGCAACTCGTCAATAAGCGGTGTACCCGTCGCTTTCGCTTCGACCACAACCATGTCCGGCTCCCAGTATTCGTGTTCTTCATGCGCAACCTCCTTCAGTTCAGGGAAATTCCACCGACCTCGCCGCGCATCTAACAATATCAAGTTGTCAGACCCACCCTCCTCCGGCTCAAACACGCCCCAAGTCGTAATCGCGCTGTAATCAGCCGATTCCTTCTTGGAAAACGCCGTATCATACGACTGAATGATGTATTTAACCGGGGGAATGTCCTTCTTGTCCCACTCCTGCCACCATTCACGCTTAATAATCGCAGAATCAGAACTCGTCGGCGTCTGTTGCCACTGCGCATTCCATTTTTGCACAGGCAAGGACGCCTTAATCCCCAATAATGCGTCTTTTTCCCAGAACTCAGGCCATAACGGCCTGTCTGACGGCAAAATAGCAGGAAATTCCACAACCTCCCACTGATCCGCCATGACATCACTGCCCTGCGAGGCCAATAAACGGCCTGTCAAGTCTTTTTTACCCCATCGGGTCATAACAATTATGATCGCACCGCCAGGCTGAAGACGCTGACGGGGTCCAGAAGTGTACCACTCATACGCATTGTCAAACGCACTCTCACTCAAAGCGTCCTGCTCCGAGTGTGGGTCGTCAATTACAAACAAATCCGCACCACGACCCGTAACCGCAGCACCAACACCCGCCGCAAAGTACTCGCCGCCCTTGTCAGTCTGCCATTTACCAGCGCCCTTGTTGTCTTCTTTCAGATTGGTATCAGGAAAGATGTCTTTA